GCAGCCGGTGCAGCGCGTCGAACCACAGGTCAGCCTTGTCCTTGTTGATTCCGATCTGCTTGGCGAGCCGCTCGAACTTACCCCTGGTCGTGTCGGTCTTCCGGCCGATCTCGTCTAGGCGCTGCTCACCGTACTTCTTCCACAGTTTCTCAGCCGCGGTCCGGTTCAGGTCCAGGCCGTCCATCGCCAGCTTGATCCACTTGTCCTTGGACGTGTCGACCAGGGTGGACAGCTTGGTCAGGTACTGCATCCGCAGCATCTTCCACAGCTTGTCAGCCTTAGCGCGGCTCAGGTCGAAACCGTCCATCGCCAGGCTGATCCATTTATCCCGGGCTGTGGTCGCGTCGCCGGCTGCTTTCAGTAGCGGTGACTTGTTCAGCTCCTTCCACAGTTTGTCAGCCTTGGCGGTGGACAAGTCCAGGCCGTCCGTGGCGAACTTCTCGAACGCTGCCGCCGCCGCGTTGACCGGGCCCTTCGCGTTGCCGAGACGACCGACGATCGCCTTGATGATCGAGTCGGCGGCGGGGCCCTTGATACCCAGCGCGGCGAGGTCGTCGATCAGCTTCTTGCGGTCCGTTTCGGTTTGCCCGATCGACGTGCCCGCGTCGCGGATGTCATGCGCGAACGTGTTCATCGCGCCCTGGAGACCCACAGCGTTCTCCACCGCGATAGCCATGTCTTTCGACAGGTCCTGCGACAGGGCGGTACCCAGCTTCTGCGCGTCCACCGACAGGTTCGAGAACGAAACCGACGTGTCCTGCGCTACCTTGTCCAGCGCGGTCAGCGGGTCATTCGTTTTCCCCGCCCATTTCGCCAGGTCTTTCAGGCTTCCCTGCGCTGGGCCCCCAGCCTCCTGCGCCAGCGCGTGAATCTCCGCGGCGGCGGCCTTATTACTGCCCGCCATCGGGATCAGGACCTGAGTTACCAGTTTGATCGCCCTGATCTGCGTGCCCGCTGAGGTCCCCGTCAGCCGCATCGCGTCGGCCATCTGCTCAGCGTTGTTGATGGTGTCCTGGAAATCCGACCGCAGCTGAAGCGACGAGGAACGTACCTTCTTCGACGTGTTCTCGATCGCCCCGCCGAACCCCTCCATCCGCGCGCCGGCTTTCTTGGAGTCTTCGCTGAACCGGACGAGACCCTCAGCGAACGTGATGAAACCCGTGGTGGGGCCGGAGGTGATCTTGATGAACGTGTCGTACGCGTCGTTGAGCTGACCCATCGCCTTGATCTGCTCGGACCCGGCGACCGTCAACGCGTTCAGGTCCGATGCGAGCTGACCCGAACCCTGCCCCATCGCCGCGTACCCGTCGACCAGCCCCTGGATCTGCTGGACCGCGATCGCCCAGTCCTTGGAGTTCCCCAGGAGCTGCTTGTTGACATCCACCCCGGCGAGCGCAGCCAGCGCCATCGCCCCGGCGAGACCCTTAGTGCCGAACTTATCGGAGACCTGGGTGAGCCGCTTCGTTTCCAGGACAAGCTGCCCGGTCAGCTTGTTGTGCGAATCGGTGAACGTAATAACGTCCCGCGACTTGCCGCTCCAGTCGAACTGCTTGTACCGGCTGGCCGCCCCGTTCGCAGCGGTACCGCTGTCTGTCGTCGCCTTGGTCAGGTCTCTCTGCGCCTTGGTCAGGTCTTTACTGGCTGTGGCCGCCGCCGCGGCGGTCGTGTTGATCACGTTGAAAATCGACGCGTGGGAGACCAGCTTGTCCAGCGCCGCCGCCATCTGCTGCGCACGCGTCTTCGTCGTGGCAAGCCAGATGGACACGCCGATCAGCGCCGTGACCCCGACCACGGCCCACGTCCACGGGTTCGCCGCCAGCCCCAGTAGCGCCTTCCCGAGCGCCTTGACCCGCCCCGGTACCGCCGCGAACCCCGTCCCGATGTCCTTACCGTACGCCTTGATCCGTTTGAGGCCGCCCGATTCTTTATCCAGGTTCCGGACCGCTCCCGTGGCCAGGTCAATCCCCCCGACCATGGCTGCTATTCCCCGCACCGGGCCCAGCGCCATTTTCACCAGCGCCGTGGTCGCCAGCCCGGACCACAGGTAAATACCATGCAACCCCGCGACCAGGGCCAGTAGCGGCACCGGGAGGTCCAGGAACAAGCTGAGTGCCTTCGACGCGAAAGCCAGGCCCTTCAGCAGGTGCTCGGCGATACCTGTCTGCGCCGCGATACGGCCGAGCTGCGCGATGACATGACCGATGTTCACGAAGATGCCACCGAGCAGCTTCAGGTCTTCCGTGCCGGTTTTGACGAACGTCTTGATACCCTGCCCGCCGCCCTGCATGTCGACGACGATCTGGGCGGCGAACCGGTCCAGGATCTTCCCGGTGCCCACAGCGAGCCCGTCCAGGACACCCATCGCTTTACCAGCCCCGCCGAGCGCCTGACCCATCAACTCGAACACCTGCGGGCGGATCACGCGGGCGAGCTTGTCGAAATGGTCGGTCAGCGGGGGTATCTTCTGGCCGGTCGCGTCAGCAACGACCTGAAGGTTCTGCATGTGGTGGACGATGCGTTCCAGGGTGTGCTGCCCGAGGAACGCCGCCGCGGCGAACGCGCCCAGCCCCAGGGACAGCACCGCCAGGGCAGGTACCAGGATCGCGAACACCTCGACGAGGCTGTCCAGCGCCAGGTGCAGGCCGCCGACTTCCCGCGCCCCCGCGAACAACGCCACCTTAGCGGACAGCAGGCCGCCGATCCACCCGAACCAGGACACACGTCCCCTGGTGAGCCTGTCACTGACCTTATCGACGGACCCCCCGAGGCCGTGCATCGCCGCCTGGATACCGAGCAGGTCCGCGTTCATCCCCCCGATGTCCTGAGTCCTGAAACCCAGATGCAGGTTCGCCGCCTCAGATTTCAGCTCGGCGATCCTCCGCTCCGACGCGACGATAGCCTTATCGACCGAGTCGGCGTTCATCATCAGCGTGAGATTATGCGGGTCACCCTCCAGGTGCTCTATCTCCGCGAGAATAGCGAGCAGACGGGCGTCCGCAGCGTCCGCGTCGACCTTAATCTTGATGCCCTTCTGGATCCGCTTGTCCAGATGGTAATACTCAGCGTTCAAGTCCGCTATTTTCGACAGGAACGCCGCGTCGTCAGCGTCAAGTTTGATGCTGGAAGCCTGCTCCTGCAATTTAGCGAGGTGGGCTTCCTCCTTCGCGATTGTCGCGTTCAGCTTAGCCGGGTCGGCCTGTAGCGTCACTGTCGCGAGTTTCTTCGCCAGGTCCGACAGGCGTTTCTGCAACCGGCCGACGACCGCCTCACCCTTAGCGTCAGTGACCTTGATGGTCACCAGCTTGTCGCTGACCGAGTCGATACGCGCCTTCAGCTCCTTGACAAGCATATTCGCCCGCCTGGAATCCACCCCGAGAGGGATGTCCGCGCGGACCCCGGCGAGGGACTTCTTGATCCCCGCCTGCGCGGAGGCGCGGAACAGCGACGCGTCCGCTTCCAACCCGACGAATACTGTCCCGAGACGGTCTCCTGGCATGTCAGACCTGACCCTGCAACGCCCAGAGGGATTCCATCAGGAACGGGTACGGGCGCGCACCAGGGTGGTTCACGACCGGCCCGAAATAACCCCTCTCGAAGTTCGACAGGGACCACGGCCCGGTCGCCTGGATGATGTGCCTCTTGGTTCCCTTCTCCAGGAACACCGCCGCGCCGGACGCGGCCAGTTCCTCCCACGGGGTGTCCGAACCGATCGCGTGGAGGTAATCGTGGACCGTCATCGCGGTGAAACCAGGGGGGAACCCGCCACCCACGCCGCCCCTACCCGGAGTGGCCTTAGCCCGCCGCCGCACCTTCGCCCTGGCGTACACCGCCGCCCGGCCACCCAGCTCCTGTATCAGGTGCGCGACAGGACCGGCGGGGTTGGACAGGAACGCGCGGATTTCCGCCTCATTGAACCTGATCTTGATGACCGCCATCAAACCTCCCCGTCCCAGTTGACACCCAGTGCCTTCAAATGCTCACGAAGCTGATCCTTCGCCGTGCTTTCCGCGTCGCCGCCCTTCGCGTACAGCTCCTCCATGAACTGCTCGCGGTCCTCGGCGGTTTCCATCCCCTCGGTGATACAGGAAATCGCTAGGTTGCACGCTTCCCGCGGGGTGAGCGTTTTGATACCCCGGCCTGTCGCACGGATCTGACCGCCGTCGATTTCGGTGAAGTGCTCCGCCGTCCATTGGAGGAGCCGGACGGCGACTCGGTAGGGCGCGCCGAAATCACCTTGATCGCCTGCGACACCACGTCGAGTAGCTCATCCGCGTCGGCTTTGCAGTCCACCGCGTGCTGCTGGAACCGTTCCCAGTCCCCCTCATCGGCGTACGCGCAGTCCCCCGCGGACGGGTCCGTGCCCGCCGCCTTACACCCGGCGCATTTCCCGCACGGGTCCTCATCCTCCAAGATCACGTCCCGGAGTATCTCGTACATCGCCGCGTACGCCTTCTCATCATCGGAGCGGAGATTCGCCGCGTGGGAAAATTTCAGCAACGGCATCAAGCCGACTTTCTCCGCGACACGAAAATTCTCCCCGGCCAGTGTGATAACCCTGGTCGGGGAGATGACTTCGCCGGACAGCTCCGGGTCTGTTGCCTGCTGTAGTTCGATCGCGCCGCGTTCGGCGGCGTCGTCGACGTCGTATGCCACAGGGGTGTGACCTCCTTGCTGATGTAGCATGAGTGGTGCCGTTCCCCAGCGGCGTGGCAGCGCCCCTCAATAGCCCAGGGGCGCTGCCACAAACGGATCAGGTACCGACGATACCGGAAGCCGGGTAACGGATGATCGGCGTAGCAGCGTTCCACGTCGACTTCAGGCTGACAGCCGAAGACACACCGCCGGACACCGAGTAGTCAGGTAGCACAGCTCCGAAGAAGTACTGGCCGGGGGTCGTGCCCTGCGCGCCCAGCGTCGACGGGTACAGGTACATGTTACGGCTGAGGCCGTCTGTGGCTGCGACATACGTCTGGGCCGTGGCAGTGTCATAAAAGCCGCTGAAGTCCCCTGATGCGTCAGGCAGACCAGCGACCCAGATCAGGTTCGGGTCACCCATCGCGGTAACGTCAACCTTGTTGACCACGAAGTTAATCGACCAGTCAGTCAGGAAGGCCATCGGCGACGCGAGCTGCGTACCGGTGACTGCGGAACCGCCACCACCAGGACCGGTCACGCCGATGTACGCGATACCGTTCCTGCCGTGAATACGTGACATTTGCTGTGCTCCTTCTTGTTAGTCTTCCAGGAGTTCCAGCAGGCGTTTCGCGTTGCTGGTGAACGTGCGGTCGGCGATGGCCTCACGCGCTTTCAGTGCCGCCTGCTCACGCTCATCTTCATGGGCGATCCACCAGCGGAGCTGCTCCCCGGCGTCTTCGGGGCCGGAGAATGTGGGCAGCATGTGCAGTACCTCGTCCCCCTCAGCGCGAGGGTCACGGAGATAAAACATGCCGCACGCCGCCTGTTCCACCTCACGGGGACCCATGGCCCACGGGGTGGTGGTAGCAGCGTCGTCTGCGTCGTCATACTCGCGGCGGTAGAAATTGATCCCGCATTTCGCGTTGCGGTACACTTCGGCGGTTTCGTAGTTCGGGACGCATTCCTCAATGTCGTGGCCCATGTACTGCCGTAGCGGGGACTTCGCGGCGAGGGGCCAGCACCCGCCGAGGAGCACGTCGAGGCCGTCCAGGTTCATCCGCTCGAAAAAGTCGATGCGGGACGCGAAACCTGTCCCGATGAACGCGAGGTCCGCGTTGAGGTCCGTGTTGGGTTCGCCGCTCAGCGGGTAGTGCACGGACGGCCGGTAGGCGTGCGGGGCGTACTCCGCCACGATGCCCAGCTCGCGGTATTCCTCGATGTTGGTCGGGTCGTTCAGCAGGGTGATGTCGGAGCACTGCGCCCGTTCCAGCTGCATCTTCTCCTGGTACGGCGACTCGGTGCCGAGCAGGATTACTTTCATCCGCCGGGACTGGAGCAGCGACATCAGCCCGGGGGTGACGAAGAACCCGGATACGAACAGTACCGCGTCGGGCCACATGGTGAACGCGGCGTGGGATACGCCCTGCATCGCCATCCGGAGCGCGTCCTGGTCGTTCATCGCCCGGCGTACCAGCGGGTGCCCCGTGTCGTCCACGTCACCCGTGCTTATCAGCGCGTGGCCGTAGAACTGGATCCGGTCGTCGGAGTTGAACGACGCGACCTCGACACCCAGCCCGCGTAGCGCCTCCACCCACCCGTCGTGCACGTCCGCAACGCTGAAGTTGGGGCCCGGGTGGACCACGAGAATCCGCACGCTGTACCGCCTATCTGTTTAGAGGTGCGCGCCGCATTCGACCACGAACGTCGCACCCATGTAGTTCTGCCCCGCGTACTCGACAATCCCGTACGTGGCGACCTGGGTGACAAGCGCGAACTCGCATGTGCCGCCCAGCGACGGGTCCGCCTGGACCGCCGCGTTGATACTCGCCGCCCCCGACGAGGACACCGCCGCGTTCAGCGGGATCTGCCCCGTGTTGTCGTTCGCCGCGGACAGCAGCACGATCGCGAGGAGGTTAACCTGCGTTTCACCGTCCATCGTCTGCCCGTAAAGGATCGAGGGGCGGTTCGGGATCACTATCACAGCGGGGGGGACAACCTGACCCGGCGCGTTCGGGAACGCTTTCAGCCCCGTCGTAGCCAGCCGGGTCGCCAGCCCCTGGCATATCGCGTTAACATCAGCCACGCATTAATCCTTTGGCTTCGGCTTGCGCTTGATCTTCTTGATCCTGATCTGCTTACCCATGTCCCCCCCCTACACGCCTACCTTGCCCCGTCCCCGGAAGTAGGGGCGGAGCTGCTGGCAGATCCACGGGTTCGGGTTGATGTGGACGACACCCACATCAGCGATACCCGCCACCCCCCACGGTGCGTCTTTCAGCTTGAACCAGTCGCTGGCGATCAGCAGCGCAGCCTGCGCCACCACCGGGGGGACCTGCGGCCACCCGAACACCCCGGTGATCTGCACCCGGTCCAGGTGGGAGAACGCCCACGTGAACGGGAACCACTGCGCCGCACCTGTCGTACCGCCGATCACCTGTACCTGCGTGTACGGTTTCAGCTCACCCGTGGACAACTGGTTGAACTGCCCGTCACCGACCCGGAGCATGTAGTTCGTGCCCTGCGTCCACGTCGTCTCATACACCCCGTCGCCGTCATTGTCGATTTTCAGGGTCGTCACGGACGTGATGTCGTCGGTGTTCAGCAGCCAGATGTCATACGGCTGGTAGGTGCGCGTGTCAGTGACACGGAAGAAATGCCTCCCGCAATACCGGTCGATCCACCGTGACGTGGCCAGGCACACCGACGTGATCACCGAATCGACGGAAGTGTCGGTTTGCCCGAGGCGGTCTTTCAGTTCCTCCGGCCCCACGTACCACCGGTTCTGGTCTATACCGAGGACCCGCCACGTCCCCGGCTGCACGTCGGACGCCCCGCCGGTC